TTTGGAACGAAATTACAATGTATTGTATTTTTTTACTTGACAATATTCAATGTATTGAATATACTATGATTAAAGTTACAACAGATTGTAACATTCGACAGAAAGGAGAGGAAATGTACACAGAAACTACAGCATACATAGAGAAATCCGAAGCAATAAAAAAAGAAAATGAAGCGATAGATAAATTCTTTAAGAATCTGGAAGAAGAGGGCTTCACAGTACAGCAGGTAAAAAACATCGTTTCAAGAATAAACGTCCGCGTCACAAGTGCTTCGATCGCTTGCGACATACGGACGCCATTCTGTACAAAAGATACGCTTTAGGTTTCAAGACTTCCACGGTTTATCTGATTTAACATCTTGTCAAAACATTCCTGATATAAACCGTAGATCTGACCTTCGTCAAGCGGTTTTCCTTCAAATTCAACCGCGAGACGTTGAGAAAGTGCCACGATTGCCAAATCGTGAGCAAGTTTTTCTACATCAATCATTATTCACACCCCCTTTCCTAATGCGATTATATCACGACAGGACAGGGGACACCACAGAAAGGAGAATGAACCATGTACAAGAATTTAGTTGAAATCCTGAAAAGAAAAGGAATCACAAATAAAGCTTATGCGGATTATCTGGGAATTACAGAAAAGACCGTATGGAACAAATTGCAGGGAAAAACAGAGTTCACACTGGGCGAAGCACTGAAAACGTGCGCGTTAATGCCGGAGTATAAAATGGACTATGTTTTCGCAATGGAAGAGAAGGTGGCGTAAATGGAAACATTCTACAAACCATTAACGCCCGCCTTCCGATCCGATATCACGGCCGGCATACATAAAAACATGACAGAGCTAAACGCCTGTCAGCCGAACGCCTTAGTCAATATACAGAAAATCGGACTAATCCAGTTAGAAAAGTTAATAAACGCACTTCCTGACGGCTACCCGATACCACTGGAAAGGAGAAGCGACAGTAAATGAGCAAAAGAAAAATCGAATCCTACATCATAGCGGCAGCAGTCGCGGCTTTTATTTCCGGTTTCGGAGCGGGAACGGCAGCAGAACAGCACACACAGGAAGAAGCCGCCTTGCAGCAGTCAACGGAAATGGTAACTTTACAGATTTACAACGAAACACAGAAAACATGGGACACCTATCAGGGAACACTTGACAGCGAATGTGGACTTCACGGCGACTGGAAATACGAGATCATGGGAAAAGAACTGGTATTAACGGGCGCGCGCCTGATCGGACAAGTCCCGGAAGGAGAGTAAATGGCAAGAATTAGTTTTCAAGTGCAACCGATACCGGGCGAAAAGAAATTCAAGGACTTTCAAGAGAACTTCGAAACGATCATGGAAACGCTGTTATATTTGCAAAACGCTTTTCCGAAGATTATCGAAGATCTGGAAGATCCAGAAGACCGTTACGGCGTGGACGTGATAATCGCATTTGACGCGGATCACATCGAAGCACCAGACGGGCAGAAGGGTTTTGGAGTATTCGACACAAACACGGATCGCATTTGCATAGCGGCAGACATTCCAGAACCGGAAGAAACGCTGATTGAAACGACAGCACATGAATTCATGCACTACATCCAGAAGATCAAAGGAAAGCCGTATTCGGAAGAAGAAGCGGAACATTTCGCGGAAACGGTCAAATATCAGGTCAAACGACGGATCACAGACACACGGGCGCAGACACAGCCAAAGAAACGACATTTCAAGAATCCGGCGCAATATATCGGAAGCAGAAAGAAAAGAAAAAAGATTGTTCGTGGCAAATAACCGGAACGCGGGGCAATATATGAAAAAAGAAAGAAAAATCATCATGACATTATCCGGCGACGGCCTGACGGCGGACGAACTGGGGCGACTGGAAAGGATGATCAGACAGATCAACTACACACGCCGGAAAAATAAAGATACCGAAATTCGGTTCAACTACTCACTGAAAGGAGATCTAACCAATGAAGGAAGAAAAGACAATCGAACAGGCGTTGAAGGACGCGGCAGAACAGGCAGGAGCAAAACCGGAAGAAATGAAAACCGTTGCGGTCGAACAGGTCGCCGGGATTCATGTTTTTAGTTCGGACATGGAGAAACCGCCGATCGTGTTAATTGACGGCGAATTTGTGGACGTGGCGACACTTCTTGGATATGCGATCAGCAAATTCATAGACGGAGCAGTAGCGCAGGGAACGCAACGCGCACACGTCGAAAGATTCATGGTCGGTATAACACAGAAGGCGATCGCGGCATCAAGAGCGGAAGCATACAGAAAAGCCATTCAGGAAGGAGAGAAACACTAATGGGAATTATGGACGCATTTAAACCGGAAGACCGGACAGAGATTACATATTCTAATTTTTACAACCTGATTAAACAGGCGGCGCAGTACGAAATTGTAATGAACGCCGTTAATTGCAACGTGCCACACGGCTACATCCGGGAGACAATGACAGGGAAGAAAGAGGAACACAAAGAAGAAAAACCGGTCATGGGAGTGGTAAACGTAAACTTTGACAGTGAAGAGTTCAAAAGAATCATGGACGAAACGATCAAAGAGAACTTCGTATCGTCTACACTGGAAGAGATACCGGCGGATCATATAGAGACAGGAACAAAACCGGTTCACGGAACAAGAAAACGCCAGATTGAAAAAGCGAAGAGGAAGGGAGAAAAGAGCAATGGCAAAAATGAACCTGAAATTTAGAGATTTCTTAACCTTATTAAGTCCGGCGCAGTATATCACGGTACAGGACGAAGACAACCCATTAAAACAGGGAGAATCTGACGCGATCTTCAAAGGAAAAGTCGCGAAAGCCCGTCGGGAAGAAGAACTGGCAGACCGTGAAGTAAAAATGATAGCACCGACAGGAGATCCAGATCTTCCGGGAACTTATGTTTTCAAGATCTGGCTATATAAATAATGACAGTCGGAGAGATCAGGGAAGTATCACAGCCGTCGGCGCGGGCATGGATCGAAAAAGACGGAAACGTATTATTTGTAGACTGGTTTTATAAGGTCCCGGAAGACCTACTAAAAGCAAAGGTCAAAGAATTTGCATTTGCGCCGGAAATCTGTCACAAGAACTGGGAAAAATTAGGACTTACAAGCCCGATGCAACCGGAAGAAATGCCGGACTATAGCTTTTCTGATTTAATGATGAAACTTTACTACAGAATGAAAATATAAAGGAGATCTAACCACAATGCAACCATACAAAATAGATAAACCAATTCGGTTGATCGAATTATTCGCCGGAATCGGATCACAGGCCATGGCGTTGCGGAATCTGGGAGCAGATTTCACGACCTATCGGACGTGTGAATGGTGGATTCAGCCGAACGCAAGTTATAAAGCGATCCATTGCGCGGACGACACAAAAGACTATAGCGCAGATTTTAGCAAAGAACAGATAGCCGAAAAACTGTCGCGATGGGGAATTTCCAACAACGGAAAAGATCCAATGGCAGAAGATAAAATCAGGAAGAAGCCGGAATGGTGGCTTCGCGAAGTGTACAACAACATATGGGCGACGAAAAACCTTGTAAATATCCAGAATATCACAGGCGACGATCTGGGAGTGGTGGAAACAGATAAATACACCTACATAGTAACATATTCGTTCCCATGTCAGGATTTAAGCGTCGCCGGGAAAATGGCCGGCATGGATAAAGGATCAGGCACACGATCCGGTATGCTATGGGAAGTTGAAAGACTTCTGGACGAAATGAAGGAACTTCCACAGATTCTTCTAATGGAGAACGTGCCACAGGTCATGCAAAGAAAGAATTTACACAATTTTGAAGCATGGCAAGAGTTTTTAACCGGGAAAGGCTATAAAAATTATGCAAAGATCCTGAACGCAAAAGACTTCGGCATTCCGCAGAACAGACAGCGCGCCTATATGGTGTCGATTCTGGGCGATTATGATTATCAGTTCCCGGAAGAAATACCACTGGAAAAGACCATGGACGATTTACTGGAAGACGAAGTGGAAGAAAAATTCTATGTAAATTCGGAAGCTGCCGACGGACTTATCACGGAACTGATACAGAGCGGGCGACTCGAAAAAAAGTGTCAAAAACCATAAGAGGGGGGGCAGAGGTAGCAAAGACCGCCACGAATGGGACTTAATCAGGATAAAAAGACAATGCAGATCGGTAACATAATGAAAGGCGCGTCCGGGTGGGATAATCCGAGCGTCGGCCGTGTTTACGATCAAAAAGGTCTTTCCCCGACACTCAATTCGTGTACAGGGGGGGGACGAC